TCGGCGCTAATGCTGCCATTAGCATCGCCATAGTCCTTATTCTTCTTAAAGACATAATAAAAGCCGTCAGTAAGTATAAGCTTTAAGCCTTTACTCTCTATGGCTTTACGGAAATGCTTTATTGTTACATCGGAATTCTTAGCGGTATAGAAGTAAAAGCTATTCGGATCTATCTCATCGCTGATTAGAATATCAATCTTAGAATTATGACTAGCAACGTTGGCGAAATCAAGTAAATTTAACTTAATCTCTTCGCTAAAAGCGCTACTTAGAATAAATAGCACTAGAAAAAGAACTTTTTTCATTTAACTCTTCCTTTTTTAAGTTATCGAAAACAGGCTTATCAAAGCCAACAAAGAAATACGTAATACCTTTACCCTTGAATGAGCGAACGTTAAATTTAGGCGGGGAACGCAGAAAAATAAAATTTAAGTATCTCTGATCGAAGTGGTCGTAAGTGCCGTTTTGAATAGAGCAGCGACCATAAAAACAATGAATTTGATATATATAGCCAATAGGAGGCTCATTTAAATTTGTATTAGAAGTGCCGGATAAAGCTTTGTTATCGGCTGATTTAGCTTCTTGACGTATATCTGCTTGGGATTGAATATCGGTAGAAACGGAAGCCTCATCAGATTTAAAAAGAGAATAGAAACGATAAAACGCAAATAAAGAAAATAGACAAAGCAACATAGCTAAACCCAAAAATTTAACTACGATAGATGAGCCTTTTTGCTTTGAGCCCGCTACGTAAAGCTTAAATACCTCGCTAAGAGCAGGAAGAGTAAAACCGCCGCCTTTAATCATATCGCTTTGATTCATTCGGTAGCTGATAAACTGCTGATACCTAAGACGGCTAGTAATAAGGCGACGCGCAGGTTCTACGGCTCTATAAAAATACTCGGCTACAGCCTTGTAACCCGTATCAATTAGGCTTAAATCTTGTGATATAAGCCAAATATCTTGAAACAAATGCGCATGGTAGGTAAGCCACCAAGTTAAAATTTCATCGCCTTTTTTTGTAAAAAAGTTATGAGCCTCATCGATTACGATCAGGCAGTGATTAAGATTAAAATCAGCAGCTTTCTCGTTTAATTCAGTATCGTTAGCACCGCCCATATAAAGATCATAAAGCAAGCTAAGATTATATTTAAAATCGTTAATATCTAAAGGCTTGATTTTTTCGCTTTTGGAATAGTCGAATTCGTTTATATTCGTCCAGCAGATAGTATATTTATCGGCTTTCTTAGGTTTTTTGATAAATTTATCGAAAAAAGAGGGTTTAGGAACTTCGATAAAATTTTTATAAATTTGATAAACGGCTAAATAGGTCTTTCCGCTTTTCGGTATACCCGTAAGATATGAAATAGCCATTTAATCAATCCTAGAGATAAAGAGGTAAAGCAGAGTTTTTCGAAAACTCTCAAGCCCTTTGATAAAAATTTTTAAAGCGATTAAAGAAATCGCAGTAAATAAAAAAGGTTTAAAAATTATATAGACATCCTTAAAAGCTTCTATAACACCCAAAGACTTAAGCACGTTAAAAAAAAGAGTTACAAGCTCATCGGTATTACCCGCATAAGAATTTATATAATTTAAAAGTGAATTTACTTGACTCAAAGCGAAGTAAACCAAACCAATCAAACCAAGATAAAAAGTAACCATAAAACCGAGAACAAAAACAGAAATAGCAAGCATAGCCCCAAAACGAACAGCAGCGGCAGCCCATTTTTTAACGAAAGAACCAAAAAAACCAAGAATAGCTAAAATAGGCATTATACCAACCTTATAATTATTTTAAAAAGTAGAATGGAGAATATCGTAAAGAATAAAGCATAAAAAATAAAATAAAGAACGGAACGAGCATCTTTTACTACAGAACAAATATCAATAGTAATTTTCTTAGTTAAACCGTCTTTAATAACGAAATCACGAGTATAAGGACAACTATTAACAAAGCCACTAGGTTTAAAATCACTCAAAGAGCCATTTTTAATTTTATCATAAGCCCCCATTAGCTGCTTTTTAGCGTCATCATACATATCCATTACCTTACCTACACCCTTTTCAACATCCTTTGTTAATTTATCATAGCCGCTAAAATCCATTTTAGGATTGTTTTTGTCGTCATCATCATTACCCGGTTTCGTACCATTATTATTGCCCGGATTATCAGGTTTTGTGCCATTATTATTACCCG